CGCCACCCGGCGATTGGTGGAGCATTTGGCTATTGCTCGCAGGACGAGGTGCAGGCAAGACTCGCGCAGCTGCCGAGTGGCTGTGGTGGGAAGCTTGGACGCACCCTAAGACAAGATGGCTCGTCTCCGCGCCTACATCATCCGATGTTCGCGACGTTTGCTTTGAAGGCGACTCAGGTCTCATTAAAGTAATCCCTGATCAGCTGATTGATCACTACACACGATCTTTGCATGAGATATACCTCATCAACGGCACGCTGATCAAAGGCATTCCTGCGTCTGAGCCCTCACGATTCCGAGGTCCGCAGTTCCACGGAGGCTGGTTCGACGAGCTTGCTGCATGGGATTACCTTGACGAATCCTGGGACATGATTCAGTTCGGTATGCGCCTAGGACAGAAACCTCTGATGCTATGCACCACAACGCCTAAGCCTAAGCCATTGATCGTGGATCTGGTGAACAGAGATGGTGAGGATGTGATATGTACCAAGGCCAGCACGTACGACAACATCCACAACCTCGCTCCATCGTTCCAAGCGCAGATCCTGCAGTATGAAGGCACGAAGCTCGGACGCCAAGAGATCTACGCCGAAATTCTAGATCCTGAAGAGGCAGGCATCATCAAGCGTGATTGGTTTAAGCTGTGGGACAACGAGAAGCCGCTGCCTAGATTTGAGTACGTGCTTCAGTCTTATGACTGCGCGACCAGTGACAAGACCAAGAACGACCCGACGGCCTGCACAGTGTGGGGCATCTTCAGGCCAAGTCCCGACAAGGCTATGAGTGTCATGCTCATCGACTGCTGGGAGGAGTACATGCAGTATCCTGAACTGCGACCTAAGGTGATTGAGGAGTCCACCGCCATTTACGGTGATGAGAATGAATTCGGTCACGGGAAAAAGGTAGACATGATCCTGATCGAGGACAAGTCCGCCGGCACGCAGCTCATTCAAGATCTGCAACGCGCCGGCTTGCCTGTGAGAAGCTACAACCCAGGGAACGCGGACAAGACTACACGCCTTAACATCGTGGCTCCCATCATCGCCAAGGGTAGAGTCTACATTCCCGAGTCCTCGGTTAACGCGGGCATGGCTCGTGATTGGGCCGAGCCTTTGATCAGCCAGCTATGCGCCTTCCCCGAAGTCCGGCACGATGACTTGGTGGACTCCACATCTCAAGCTTTAAGGCTTTTGCGAGACTTAGGGTTAATTTCCATCGACCCGGTGTACAATGATGAGGACGACTATCCTGAGGATCGTCCAAGGAGGGTGAACCCGTATGCTGTATGACGAAGAACTGGCTCGTATGCGAGCACAGATGCTTGCTAAAGAAGAGGAAGAGCCTCCCGTCTTTGACGACGGCGCTCGATTCCTAGGGCAAGACCCCAATATGATGCAGGTAGGCTTATTCGGCCGACCAAAGAAGCCGGTAGCTCCACCCACAGCACCCCCAGTTAACTTACAACGCCGCTCGATCTTAGGCCTAACGCCTATGCCTGCGGATCTGCCTGCCGTGATTCCCCCATCGGCGCCAAGACCTACGCCTCAGCAAATCGAACAAGCAGTTCCGCAACAGCAACAACTTCCTACACCTGCGCCTGCAGCACCATCCGCAGACCCGCTACAGTCTTTGGCAGACAAAGCTCTGAACGCGCCAATATCAAGACGCGATGTACTAAAGCGTGCAGGTCAAGCAGCACTGCAGCAAGTTGTGCCAATGCCTAGCATCACGGATGTTGTGCCGCAGGTTATGTCGCCATTGACTGAGGTTGCTACAACCACTGCAGCCACTGCTGCATCAGACATGTCACCCGCAATTGCGTCTGTACTTCGTGACATGTTGAAAGAGCGCATGGGTGATGTTATGGAATACGGCGAAGATGAGGTGCCTATAACTGTTGAAAAGTATTTAGGGTACGCGCCTGACTTTGACCCCGCATTGAGAAAAGATATTACGCGTGAGCTCAAAGAATACAACGACTTGACGCAAGAAAAAGGGCAATACCTTGAGCGTTATGATGACATACGCGATAGAGAGTATGAGTTAGCTGAGTACCTTGAACCGCTTGTTGATCGTATGCCCGGTGATAAAGCTTGGCAAGAGTTGACTGGGCACATGGAGTTTGATGACTACTTAAATGAGCATGGCGAACTAGGCTTGGCAAAACAATTCCGCAACGCAGGCGCAACCAAGCAAGAAGTGATTGACTTCTTGGATACGTATTATATGAGCTTTGACCCTGATGATAAAGACTTCGTGCGTGGTCTAAATAAGTTGTACGCAGGCTGGGGAATGTACCGGGCACCTAAGCCAAAAGCAAAACCTAAGGGCAAATAATCATGTATGAAGTACCATTTGGTGAAGACGGTGGTAGTGGTGATATAGACAAGATGCGTTTGGCTTTGTCTAAGCAAAACAAGCCTGCGCCTACGCCGCCATCGCTATCTTCTCAGATCCCAGGGTATGGTAAGCCAGTCCCACCTGCGCAAACGCCGCCTGATCCCTTAGGCGCAGCAGCGGGTAACTTTACCGAGTTGGCCACCAAGTACAACCCGCTGATGATGATGAAGTCGATGCAGGAGTCTGTTCGCACTCTCAACCCAGCAATTCCTGTTGCAGGCGCTTGGGCCGATGTTGCGCAAAACATACAGACCGCGGGCGCCGAGGCGATGTACGACATACTTGGGAATCGCAAAGGCATTGAGAAGATGCAGCAGAACTATGTGCCTGTTACTACAGGCCGGTTCTACCAAGCACCAACAACGCCTGTAGGCAAAGAGTTTGAGACAGATGTGATCAAGGCAATGGACGCGTCCAAGATGCCGGCAATGTGGCCTGTAGCTTTGAACCAGCCAATTCGGCCGCCAATTACTCCTAATGATCTGCGGGTTATAGGCGCTGAGGCCACGCGTGTAGGCAGGCAAGTCAAAGATATACCCACAGACTTCTACAACGCGCAATCCGGTCTGCAGAAGTTAGACTCGATCACAGGTCAGCCGACGTACGGCGCCAAGCTCCAAGGCGTTGCTGATAGTGTTGGTGACATTATGGCGCAAAGGGAGATGCAGGGGTTGCCACCCATCCCTGGGCTCCCCGCCTCTATGCAGCCTACAAACCCCAAGCTGTACGCCATGCGACCTGCAGGATCAAGAGTTACGTCTGCCACGTTGCCTGAAACTGCAAAGGCAGACGCCGCGACTTACATGCCTGCGCAAGAGATCATTAACAACGTTATTGACAGCCCAACAATGACGCCTGTACAAGCATTGGATGAGATACAAAACAACATTTTGCGTAAGCCTGCAGCTGCGTCTGCTCGTAGAGCGTTTGAGTCTTTCCTTAAGACAAAAGCTAATGAGATGTACCCTGACGCGCCGTCAGAAGGCGCAGCATTAGCTGCCTATAAAGCCAGATTCGGTGATAGAGAAGCCGCGGCTGCGCACTCATTAGAGATGTATGACGCGTTCTTGCAAACGCCTAAGGGCATACAGTACAGAGCTGCGCTTGACTTGCCATCTGCTGAAGAGTTGCCTGCAATGCATGAAGCTGCAGCTAATTGGCTTAACTCACAATTTACTAATTACCTTATTGAAAAGGTTGGCACGCCTAATGAGCCTGCAGCCAAGCTGGCAAGTCAAGGCTTAACGTTTTACCCGCCATCAGAAATATTTGATACTGCAGACATGTCAGGCAGCCAGATTGGCGCTAAACGCACTGCAGCAGGTATGCCGGCCAAAACGCCTACGGATGAAGCATTGGCTGCAGCAGATCAGAAATTAGCTGACTTGGTACAACAATCAGGCGACGCTGCAACTCGTAAGCGCAAACAAGAAGCTATTGCTCAGCAGCTAGGCTACGGCGCAGTTGACCCTAATACAGGCGTTGTGCCTGAAGGTATGAACCTTGGAAGGTATGAGCCTTTTGCTCAAGCATCACGTGAGTCTGACAAAGCGAACGTTGCGTATAGAAAGCAGCAAAAGGCAGTTGACAACTTACGTTTAGGCGCTGCGTATGAGAACGCAACTGACAAGGCAATTCATGCACCTTTTGCTAAAGACTTAAAAGAAGAAATTGAGTACAGCGAGCGACAATTCTACCCTGCGTTAATGCAAACGCCTGACACTGAGCGTGCATACATAGCAAATCCGATTCAGTTGCGCAATCTTGGCTTTGAAGATCTTGCAAAAAGCTTTTACAGCGATGTGATGTCGCGTAAAATACGTTTGGACAAAGTTCCTAAGATGACGGTTGAGAAGTATATACGTGATACTGCTGAAGGTCGGATTGCTGAAGAAAAGCTTGCGCAAGTTAAAGAAAAGCAATTTAAGTCTGATGCGGATAACCAGTTTGCAAGAACAGCGGCGTTGTATATTCCAAATGACAAAGTCTTTGGCAACGTTGGCGCGTTGGAGATCACCAATCGCTTTACGCCTGAGGAAGTTGCTAAGCTGGTAAGTGAAGACACTTTAGCACTGGACGTCTGCATTGGTGAAGGCGGTAACATAGATGGTAAGCCAAACCCTTGGCACCCCGGCACCGGCAATCGCCAGTACATTCCAATTTACAACATTGTTACAGGGCAGCGTGACCCGGATGCAACCAGTCCAAGAGGGGCATACATTAACGCGGTTGCGCAAGGCTCGCAGATGGTTAGCTTTAGGGATACCGTAACAGGTGAGCCTGTTGCCATTTTTGACTTTAACCCTAGCTCATCTGGTTATTATGACATTAACTTTGCCTCAGGCCGCAAGAATAAAGAAGTCAAGCCTGAGTATGTTGAAGGCATCAAGTCTTACCTTAACAGCCGTGAAGGCTCGATTCGCGGTGTTAGCGATAAGATGACTGAGAACCTAGGTATCTACGATAGCAAGCGCATGACAAATCGTGGGCTGGCTGCTGTTGTTAACATGCCTGCATCGCAGTTTGAAAAGTATGACCTATCTGGCATGCCAAGGTTTGTCACAAGCAGTGACATACGTGGCTACATTGAAGAGCTTAAAGCCAATGAGCCACAAGCATCTGCGCCCGCAGTCTTGTCGCAGCGACCTAGTGAAAGCTTAGAAGTATCTACCGCAGGCGCCGTGGCGTCGTCAATTGACAATATACTTGATTCTCAAAGACTCGCGTTTGATGAGGCAGGTGAGAGCAATCAGTTTGCGCAATCAGAAATATTCTTTAGCGACACTTTAGATCACTTTAATAGATATTTACAAGCTGAAGGACCTGTACGCGCGTTGGATCGTGCCACGCAGCGCTTGTATGATCTTGAGAACGAATACTCCAATAGCCCACGTATTGTTGCCAATATCATTGCCGACGGTATTTTTGACTTAATGCAAACCTTAGGCTTGCAGGCAGAGTATGTAAATGCGCGTATAGCCGCTGAGGGTGCGCAACCTCGTGCTGCTGTTGAGCGTGGCGACTTAATGCCTAACATGAGCGCAGACGAGTTGCTTGCGCGATACCGCGATCGGTTAACGACGGATCAAGCGCAGTGGCTTGAAGATTTTGGTAGTCGTTGGGAAGTTGACGCTGATGACACGCCTGCGGGTCAAGGCATTCAAGCTGAAATGACTGCTGATTTTGCGCATTGGAGAGATAATAATACTTTACTGCCTGAAGGCAGGCCTGATTACCTGCGTATGACGCATGATGCAGCGTTGGCAGCTGATAGACAATGGGGTGTGCAAACTGCGGATGAGGTACGCGCCGCTTTGCGCTTTATTACAGAAGGTCAAGGCGCTATTGACGGCCCGCTTGACCCCGCGAATGACACCGATGCGTATATCCGCGCACTACGGCAACAGGCAGACGCCGCTGTTAACGGCAGCGCAGAGATTGTATTGAATGAGCTGGCTGATGAAATGGAAAGCGCGTACATACGTGATTGGGAGCCAGCAGATGAGCAACCACCTGCACGGCGACAAACAACGCCTATGTTTGACTTTGCCGGCACGGTAGATACTATGGCTGACGAGCTTGGTGCAAACTTAGGTGATGCAATTGGA